ATGAGGGTAGAAAAAGAAACTAAGAAAACATTAGCTGATCAAGATGAACCTGTTACCGTAGAAGAGCTGAATGGAGAGATTATATCAGAGTTTGTACAACAGCTTTCCTCCTACGGTCAATTCATCTACAACACGCGCAATGAAGGTGTCACTCTAGTTGTTGAGAATCTGGGCTATGGTGACGTCTATGTTAGCACGAACCCGGAAGTAAAGGTTGGAGTCGAAGAGCAGCGTCTGTTGATGAAAGAGCAGAAAGCATTCAAAGTAGACCGTGTGTTCTTTACTGCAGCCAGTGAGCCTGTGGTGCAGATCCTTGAAATATTGTGAAGTACCAGTGACTGTACACAATCCGGTTAAAGCTGTCCCTCTTGCGTCTTATATTGAGTTACGAAGCCGTCAGCAGAGGATGTGATACGCATGGCTAAGATTAGCATCTCTGACGTATACGACATCATCCATGCTAATCTTCGGGAAGACCCGGAGATTCTGGAGATGCTTGGATTAGAAGGGGATGCTTCGCCTCAAAAACTGGCTGTTAGGATTCAGAAACGAAGGAATCCAAAAGAGCTGGAAGCAGACAATCTGCCTCTCATCTCGTTTTTTAAAATTCCGGGAGAGCGCGGGAAAAGCTATCTTGAGTACAGGTTCAGCGTCGTTTTTATCGTCCACACTCAGGATGATGTGGGGCTGGCTGTTCGGATCGCCGACAGAATCACAGAACTCTTTGATGACAGGTTCATGAGAGGGTTGAAGCAAGTCAGCTTTTTCGGGCAATACATTACGAGTGCAGAGGATGTATCTAACCCTGGAAAAGGCTACAAGTATTTTACCCAAATTGGTTTTACCATTGGGATAGATGAGGATGAATAAGGAGGTCTTTTTAATGGCAAACACCAAGAATAAAAAAATGATTATCAAGGGTGCCGGCAAATTCATGGCTAAAATTCCGAATTGTGATGACCTGGTTACAATCGGTACCTTGAATAACATGCGTCTGGATGTCCAGCTTGATATGCAGGATATCGAGGGAGGCGACTCCAGCGTAGCGCTCGATACATTACTGCGCAAGAAGACGATCGATGTCACCGCTGAATCGGCCAAATTCGATCTGAATCTTGTTCGTCTGGTCCTCGGCTCCAAGCTACGTGAAGGTGTCTCGGGTGCGGCATTCAATATGGTTACAGAAACGGTTGTAGTCCCTTCAAGTTCACCTTACCAGGTTGAATTATCGCAGCTACCAATCACCACCCCAGCTCCTAAGGCTTATGAAAACCGAGTGGGCGGCAATGATGTGACTGCTAGCGTATCCATCACGGGAAAAGATAAAACGGTCATTTTTGATATGGCTCTTGCCGGTGCTACGGTTGTGATTGTGTATGCTGTCGCTCTGCCAGGTGTAACACCGGACCCTGACGGCTTTGTATGGGTGCTGGAAGAGAAGCACACCATTACGCAAAAGGGAAGTAGCTTCGAGGTCGACCTGGTTTATGCTTCTTCACTGCATAGTGAGCCGCAAATTTCTGTCCGCACACTGAATGGAAACAAGCTGCTGAAGAAGACGGCGAGCGCTTCTCCTGGCGAGGACCAATATGTTGTTGAAGGCGGCAAACTGAAGTTTAACTCTGCGTTGAAGGACGTAAACATCTACGTGAACTACAAGCGTAACGAAGTGGTAGACGTTCTCGATATTACCACGCAGGATATGCCACTGACTGTACATGTCGTGCATGATGGACAATTCGAGCAAAAAGACGGCACTATTCAAGGCTACCAGACCGAGTTGTTCCAATGCCGCGTGAAGTCTAACTTTACTCTGGATGCGCAACGCCAGCAGGCTTCTACACACTCGGTGACCCTGACGGTGATCGATCCTGAGCGTCCTGATGGAAAACTTGGAAGCATTAAACGTTACGAGGTAGCGAGCACAGGAACCGTGTGCTAATTGATGAAAAAACAAGTACTATCTTGAATAGAAAAAACCCTCCATGGAGGGTTTTTTCTTCTGTACAGCCTCTTCTGTTACATAACCAATAGATTTACTTAGAATGAGTTACGAGTTGACTGACAGGATGTCCCCCGCCTGTTGGTCGCCCTCGTTTCACTGCAATTGGGGGAAACACCTAAAGGGGGCTATTTTCATGAATGAAAGAGATTTGGTTATTCCTAGAGCAAATGACGAAACGATTCAGCCTGAAGAAGCCGGGCAGGGAGAAGCTGCTTCTACAGTACAGGAAAATCCTCCAATGACTCAGGCAGAAGCAGATCAACGTGAGAAGGTCTACTTTGAAGAGGATGAGAAGGTTCGTCTTAGAGACGGTTTTACTTATTCCATTCCACCTCTGGGACTGAAAGACGCTCGTCAGCTGATCCAGAAACTGAACACGATTGATTCTGGCGTCATTATTGCTAACTTGATTCCCGAAGGTGAGGAAGAGGAAGACCGTTTCGACGAATTAATGGAGATTTTACATATGGCCTTCAAGCCATATTACAAACATATCACAGTGGAGTACCTCGAAGAATTTATAGACCTGGATACGGCTAAGACGATCATCGACTGCATGATCGGGTTGAATGGCTTAAAAAAGTCACTGTAACCACTTCGAAGGAAGAAGAGGAATATGACAGTCAACCGCCAGTAGACTGGGCGAATATCTTCTTCAAGCTCGCGCATTACTGCAACTTTAAGAAGCAGGATGTGTGGGATTTAACCCTTCCGCAGCTAGGTTACTATCTCGAGCAGTGCAATGAGCACATCCAGTTCACAGTCAAAATATCAACGATGTCACTTGGCGGTCTTGGATTGTTTAGTGGAGGCGTTGCTGCTGACGAACAAGGTGAAGTCGTAAAAGCCGATGGAACATATGTGGATGGATACAAAGTCGCTGACCAGGGAGATATGGACTTCCTCGCAAGTCTGCTGTGATCCGAGACTCCTGTCTGCTCCAGAATGGAGGGGCGGGAGTTTTATTATAATCAAGGTGGTGACAGTCTTGGACAATATTCAGACCGGATTACTTTCGGGCTTTAAACAATCCATAGCCAGCATCAAGAAATTTGGAGAGGAGCTTGAAGGCTTGGATAGCCGTTTTGGGCGGCTTGACCAGCGCGTTCAGGCAATGCAGTCCTCTCTTGGCGCGTTGGATTCTCAAATGATTGAGCGTAGGGACGAGATAGAAAACATTATCAAAGCCATTAATGATGTTAAGATACTTCCTTCGGAGAAGCTGAAGCGTTATTTGGTTGAGCAGATCAATCTCATGAATAAAAAGATCATTGATAAGGTAAGAGAGCAGATTAACCTGCAGGTACAGTCCATCATGCAAGAGGTCAGCACGGGCCAGGTGGGCCCTCTAAATCTGACCAGGAATGGGCTCATACCAAATGTAAAAAGCTCAACGAATAGTGGAGACCCTGGAGCGAAGAGCGGCGGCGTCAGCGGGTCAGGCAGTGTCTCAAGCAGTAGTGATCAGGGGGCTGCAAGCAGCAGTAAAAGATCCGGGCTGACGGATGCAGTTATCAAGTCCTTCGGTGGTATGTTGGGCAAAAATTCAGATATTCCGGTACAACTGCTCTCCAATGCTGTCGATACCTTCAAGACAGTTCAGAATGAGCAGATCAAGATGATGCAGACAATGATGATGAAAAACCATGCCCTAAGCACAAAGCCCAAGGATAATGTGTCCGATGCGGGTAAAACAATGGCTACAACAGCGGACATCCCGGACATTCAGAAGTTTGTCAGACAGCAATCCATCTATTATGGCACGGATTACGGGACGCTGACAAAGGTGGCTGGTATTGGTGTTCAGCAGTTCGATGACCCTACGGAAATCAAGAAATTTGTCCAGCTTGCTGCTCAGCTTCAGACCCTTGAACCGGGTAGTGATATCATCAAAATCGCTAGCGGGCTTGGATCTGTTATATCGCAGTTTGATCTGGCACTGGCAGACGTGCAGGAGAAGGTAGCACAGCCTCTAGCGGCAGTAACCGAAATTACTCGTACTCCATCAACTAAGATCATAGAGGAAATGAGACGTTTTGACGCTGCGAATAAGGGTGGCAATATGGATCCGGATACAGCGATTGTTATGGCGGCCACCTCAATCAAGTCTGCGGCGACCGAAGGTGTAGATATCAATACATTCTACAACAATGCTCTGAAAAGTTTGCAATCCGATCATGCGCTGAGCCGTCTGGCCAAGCTTGGAGTGGACCCCTACAAGGCAGATGACATTACTGGTGCGAAAACACTTCGCCCTACAAATGAGCTGTTCACAGAGGTAGCAAGAGCTCTGACTCGTATGGACTCCTCCACTCGAAGCGACACGTACCGGGATCTGTTCGGATCAGAACAGATATCCAAAGAGGCGGGGAGCATGTCCCGCATCATGAACAATTTCGTAGAGACAATGAACAAGGTGGATCAGTTTAATCAAGGGCAGTATGAGAATACGATCAAAGCCTCTCTAGATAATCCTATGGTTAATGCGAATCGGGCGCACACAAGTATTAGCGTAGCGTTGGATGCACTTACCCAGGAATTCACTCCGGCCATTAATAAAGTGTCTTATATGCTGATGAATATGGCTGGCGGAATAGAGAAGAATGCGGCAATCCTGGCTGACCTCGGTGGAATATTTGCAACAATGCTTACAGGCTTAATGGCGTGGCGTGGAATCAAGTGGGTGGGAAATAAACCTGGCGTGAATCTTCTTGAAAATGTAGAAACGCAGCGAACTCGAACTGGATTTATTAATTCTGTCGGCGGCTTACGTACAGATGGGCTGTTGTCAAGTGCTTTCGGAAATCTGAGTCGCCAACAGGTTGGGGAGATGCAGAAAAATCCTCTTCTTGAAGGTTACATTCGCAAGTTGGATGGTATGACCGAGGAGCAAAGGAATCATTTCAAAGCTTATTTGTCCGATAAGCGGATTGATGTTAAAGATTTACCGACGCTCTTCACTGCGATGGACGAAGCTCCGAATTGGGAAAAAAGGCCCGACTTAACTAATGTGGAGAAATACTCGCGAATCAGACAGTACAATAATCGTCTATCCACACGCCCGGAAGTGGCAAGTGCCCTTAGTTCTGGTTTCCTCGGTACACTAAATAGTAGTACAGCTAGTATGGGTGCATTTAACAGCCATCGAACGAATGCGGAATACAGTAACGTATCAGACCGGATGAGCCGCATGACTCAGAAAGAGTTTGCTGGTTTTGAGAACAGCTTGGTGGAGCGCCAGCGTAACGGACTTCCGCCGATCCATGACATCACTTCACTCTCAAGAGCACTCGATCACTACAGCAATAGTATACGGGAGTCGGAATCCGCGGCACGAAGGGCTACACCAACCTACGGCAGCCTTTCTAATGCGATCCGTTCGCTGAACTCTAGCACATCCAGTGCAGGTGGTATTCGCGAGAGATTCAGAAATTTCTTGAAAGATATCCCGAATTTAGCACGTGGGGCAGGCAGCTCTATTGTAGGGCTTACCAAGAACATCGCCAAAATGGGAGTGCAGATGGCTGCTATGTATGCGCTTGGGAAGGTTGTACAAGGAGTTACCGAAGGCATGACAACGACTGAGAGTGAAAAAAAACTCGCAGCTGCAGAGGGCAGGGAGAAGCAAAGCACCTATACTGCCAATATGTTAGAGGAAATGAGTGGAGGTGGTCTGCAGCCTCTTCTTAATCCAGCCTATTGGGGTGGTGTAGTCCGTGGCATGCTCGGGAGCGCAGGGAATGGCATTAGTAAATTTTTTGGTGGTAACGGTGATGATGTTGGTGTTGGTAAATTGATGGATGATTTTAAATCTATGTCAGCGTACTACGGTTACAATGGTACAGCCCCGGATATGGCAAAGTGGCTCAAGGAAACAAAAGGTTTGACGATGGAGCAGGCAGTAAACCAGTGGTACGAAAATTCTGGGGAAGCCAAGAAGAACGAACAAATGAGACAAGAGGGCATCAACGAGCAATATAAGCAAGCCCAATTGAAAGCTGCAGAGGAGAATAGTCTCCAAGAGAATGCTAAAAAAGAATATGAGAAGCAATATAAAGAGGGGCAGCTTAACTCTTCTAGCATCAATTCGAATGACCTCAGTCAACGTATTGATAGCGAGCTGACAAAGGTAAAGGAGGAGCACTCACAAAAGATTTCGGACGCACTCATGGGTGGGTTGTCTTCTTATGATCCCAAATACATTGAAATGCGTAAAGCACAGGTGGAAGCGGAACGCCAAGTTCTTGAGGATGAGCTAGCGATTATTGATAGCTACATTAACAGGGCTAAGAAGATCCTTGAAACTGCTGATCCTAACTCGGAAGAATACAAGAATGCGCAGAAAACGCTTGAAAATATGAAGTCTGTCCGGGATGAGGTAAAGGAGAAGGGCGAAAAAGTAATCAAGAATGACAACAATGAGGTCATTCTTGAGAAGTATCAGAAGCAGACAGGTGCCTCTGACATGAGAATGCAGCGTATTGAGCTCATGTCGCAGGCGAAGGAGCTTGAGGCTTCCTATTACATGGATACTCAGTCCAAAGAATATTACGATGCTATGAAGAGCATCACGCAGAACAAGATATCGCAAATGCAGGCAGAGCTGGAGAACCTGAAGGCTATCGAGGTACAGGGTGAACAGACTGAGGAGCATGCGACGAAGATACTGCAAACGCAGAACAACATTGCACAGGAGCGGGTTAATCTCAAGCAATTACGACTGGATTCCATCACACTGGGAAGACAACGCATCTCGGATAATATGTCTGATCGTGAAAATGAGCTTCTTGCTCTTCAAGTTCGATCAGGGATTACAGATGAGAGCTCCCCGATTCTGCGTAACAAGCGGATTGCGAACTACAAGTCGGAAATTTCGGATATCAACGAGCTAATCTCCCAGCATCAATCCAATTTGAAAACAGCCGGTGCGGGAGAGGCAGTGAAAATTCAACAGGAAATCCGGGACTTGCAGAAGCAGTCCTTACAGGCCCAATTAGGAATCTTGCAGGAGGTTAAGACGGGGGCTGGCACGTTTAATATGCCACAGGGCGTGACGGCCATGTCGCGATATGAATATTTGACCCGTAATGGTACACACACGTCAACTACGGTAGGAATGGGCGATGTGACGGTCAATATTACTTTGCCTAACGTCACTAGCGCAACCTCGGCAGAGCAATTGCAGCAGATCGGAGCTGGTCTAGGACAAGGGCTGGCGCAAGGACGTGTGGGTGGTATTCGACAGCAACTGGGCGGAAATCCGCAAACAGGCTACCGCAGTCGGTACGGCAGATAAACTAAATTCGAAGCTCCCCGCCTTATAGTGCGAGTTCAAAAAGTCAGGTTTTCAGCACCGAAGCCTATGCTTCCGAAGTGCGTTTTTTCAAAACGCTGGAGTTGAATGAAGCTAGGGACTGAGGAGTGAAGCGTACGTGGGGTACGAGAGCACCTGAAATGTTTCCGTAGGAAACATGCTTCGGAAGCATCCGCTTAGGCCCGGCTGAATTCAAGATTTGATGTCGAGTCCGCTTCCTGACTTCCTTCGTGATCAAAAGATGACTTTTTGAAGAGCCTCTTATAATGAGGTGGGGATTCTTTTTAAGGAGGTTATACCCATGACCCAACAGAATGTCATCTTGAATGAAGACTCTATATATAAGAAGAAGCTGTTCTACGATAACGGAATCGGGTATCAGCAGATTCAGGCAAAATTGATAACGGAATACAAGCCCCCAACACCGACCATGAAATCACAGGTCAATCAAACAATATCTTCTTCTGCGGGCATGATCCAGGCGGGGACCTCCCACTACACGGCCACGATAACCCTGCTGTTCTACTCCAAGAAGGAGTATGCGGATTGGCTGCAGTTCATTGGATCTCAACATAAATATTACGACGAAAAAGGAACCGTCTACGTTGGTGTTGTAGTTGGGGAGCCGGACATTAAGAATGCAGAGATGGAGACAAAGTACATTATCACCATCGAGCTGGCTCTGATCCGTAAGCAGGATTTTGAGTACAGGTATATGACGAACTTCCTCGATATTGATGACCACTGGGCCAAGGATTATATCAATGAGATGCAGCAGATGGGGCTCGTTGCGACGAACTGGTCTTCTGACGGCAGCAATGTGGACTACTTCAGACCCAATGACCCCATCACCCGCTCGGAGTCCGTGACCCTGCTGATGAGATCTTATCGTTACATCGACAAGCTATTGAGGGGGTATTAAGGTGGAGCGCTGGATTGATGTAGACCCACTGGACTGGTTCTACCGGGATACACTGGAGATGACAAGACTAAAAACAAACCTGAACGGTGACGAAGTCCTTGCAGGCAAGACTTATAACGTATTTGCGGCGGGGCACGAAAGAATAGTCAGAAGGTTTATTACAACCGAGGGCCAGCTGGAATTCCTGCTACCTGGCTACACCTATGATGCTAACGACCCCGTATATGTGATCGTCAATGGAGTAGAGGTTCTCCCGGAAAAGGTAGAGAACGGCAAAGTAACCATGTCCAATCCGTTGTCTGCAGGTATTGAGGTTGTATGTGTTGCGTACGGTATTCCGGATATCAAGCGTATTGGCTGCGTGGAGTCACCATACGAGGGTTGTTCAGACAGGGTACATCCCTGGGCAGACCTCAAATATAAGTCAACGTATTTCTTCAGCATGAATCACAAGCCGGAAACATGCACGGTGCTTGGCAAAAAACTGAAAAGGATCACAGTGAAAATTAATCCGGGAGACAATGTTGAGGACAAAATTGAGGCTGTCATTGGAGACAGGAAGGATGCCTTCACCATTTACAAAGGGCGAGTCTATCTCCCTTATATGTACAAGGATTTTCCTGCGAAGATCGGATACAATGCCGTTATTAACAGAACCAGGAAGCATACATCGGAGACTGTCGTGGTTCAGTCAAGGTGTGTAAGGTACAATGACAGGTTTTTTCCAGGGGTCCGCCTACTTCGCGGTGAATTCTTTGCATTGATGGGCAGATTGCTGGAAAATATCCACAATCGGTTCACGGATAGAACTTTCCAGATCAATCCTCATCCGACGAGACACGTAGCCGACAGAGCTTCATGGGAGAAGAGGTGGTATGGAGGTCTTGTCCTATCCATGCTGAATGAAAAATTTGCTGACGGATGCTACGTGTTCCCGTTGTATAAGGATGAGAGGTTTGAGGCGGAGGAGTGCATGACAAGAGCTGAAGCCGTTACCTATTTGAACCGATTCATTGAATGGGTTACGGAAGTATATAGATAAGGCGGGTGTATGAAATGGCCCAGGTATCGGATTTGAATTACCCATCTGAGCGTCTGCTGCAGGGGATCAGGGACAGGATAAACGCTTTCGGAAATTCACCGAAGGTATATATTGAATTGGATAAAATGACATACGTGGACGGCTTCCGCCGCAAGTATGATGCGGTCAAGTATGTGGCGGAAAGCGTTACAGGTGATCTGCTATCCATTGATAAGGCCCAGAAGCTGACGGAGTATCAGGGCGGTGAGTTGATTGAAATTCCAACAGAGCTTCGCAATGCTAATATGTCCATGCCCATCCTCTCCAGTTCTACAATGCACGGTAAAGAAAATGGCAAGAGAACCATTCAAGGAATGTATATTACAGACTGGTTCGAGACAGACCCTCGTTGCTCCCGCAAGCGGCATAAAGGAATTGACCTTGATTTGGCCATAGGAGACGGGGTCCATGCCGTATGGAGTGGTACTGTACGTGTAGCAAGTTATCTTAAAGGATACGGAAATGTAGTTTATCTCGACCACGGCAACGGGTGGCAGACGAGGTATGCACATTTGAGTAAAATACAGGTTAATGTAGGGGATACGGTATCCGTGGGGAAGCAGGTTGGACTTGGAGGGAATAGCGGCCGCAGCATTTCCAGTGGAGGAGGAGATGGGTCTCATTTGCACTTTGAGGTTCGCAAGGATGATGTGGCACTGAATCCTGAACCCTTCCTTAGAGGGACGAAGACGATCCAGACCCCTACAAAGACCTCGACATCATCGAGCCCCGGTTCTTCCAGCGATGTGGAAATGAATATTGAAGCTACAGCTTATGTAGCAACTTGCCCCGGATGCATCGGGATCACTCGGGGCGGAACGGACGTGAGGACTTGGAAAGACTGGAAGATTATCGCCGTTGATCCTTCGGTAATCCCACTGAAAAGCAGGGTCGAACTAATTGTAGATGGCGTAAGCTGGGGAGAATATCTGGCGGATGACACTGGGGGCGACATTAAAGGAAACCGCCTGGATATCCTGATGGAGACCAAAGCTAAGGCGTTAAATTTTGGCCGTAAAAATGTACTTGTGCGTGTGAAGAGCTGGGGGGACGGTAAGGAAAGGACTTCGGCAGGAGGGGGTGGCACGACATACGAGATTACACCCGCAAAGGAGATCGTCACCTACCAGGTCAACAAGACGATAGCGCAGCAGTCCTTCTATAAGGACTTCTCCAAGCGTTCTGCGTTGGACAAGCTCAAATTCCCTGTTCAGGACGGATCTGAGCAGTTTTTCGTCAAAGATGGTGATAATCAGATTAACGTACTCGGCTTCAAAGGAACGTCGGGAGCTGGAAGTGAGAAGAAGCTGGTATTTGAGCACACTTGGACGAATAATGGAAATTTGGGGTGGGCGTACTATGCCGATTTTGAGCTGGATGATGTGGTTACAGTTAAAGTGGACAATTATTTGCTCGTTACCCTTAAGGGAAACAGCGCAAAGCATGGTATAGCTTATCCTGCTTCCATACCTGTGCCCAAGGGCAAGCATAAAATAGAGTTTAGCTTTGCCAATTCTACCAAGGCTTCGGTCGGCCAATTTGGTTTGCTTGATTTGCGAGCCAAGGAGTTTACGGTATCTACTGTTGAACAAAAACAGGTGTGGGAGTTCGAGGACCCTATGAACTCTGTAAATAACTGGACACCCTACGGAACGGTATCTCAAGCAGACGGAGGCTCCTTCCAGGCGATCTCAACAAAAGGTAGCGAAGCAGGCATACAGCGCCTCGACCAGATCAAAAAGTTCCCGTTTACCATTAACTTCAGGGTCAAGATGACCCCGGATTCCCAAGGAAAGCTTGTTGTGGGCGACGGCAAAAAGGCCTTTGTATTGAATCTGACCCATGACACGGTATATTCACAAGGCGGCGGACAGTACAGCACGAACAACACTGATGATTTCGTGGAATACACAATGGTATGTCATGATGACACGGATATGGACTTGTATGTGAAACGGATTGGAGCAGATGAGGCAGGAACCTGGGTGAACACAGGTATTCGCGGAGCCGCAATCCAATACCCTTATCAAAGTCGCATTCTGTTCTCGGTCACGAAAGGGCAGATGAAGCTGGATAGCGTCAAATATGCTGCTAGCGACTATGCTATTGAGCAGCTTGCCACGCACATTGCTGAAAATTATTCAGAGCTGTGGTATGAGGTTGGTGATTTTGTGTTCGAGGAAACCTTCACCATTGAGTCGGACATCATGGAGTGGGAAGTAAATACCCATATGGATATGGCCTCCGCGACGGCGCGGGTGACATTGAACAACAGCTCAGGCTTGTACTCCCCGACATGGGAGCGCTCACCAGAGTTCCCCGAAGCGTATCGCAGCCCTGATTCGGCTATGTCCTATTACGAGGAAGGGGAGGTTCGCCACGTAGTCAGTGAAGGTACTCCGATCCGAATCTATGCAGGCTATGGTGAAGAGGTTGTACGTGTGTTCACTGGAATGATACAAGGTGAAATCCAGGAGGATTCGAAGAAAAAAACGATCTCCTTTAGCTGTGTTGATATGTACGATTTGCTGGAGGAATTTGTTTTCTACAAGCCCATGAATTATCCGCCTGATGAGGCCTATGCTGGTGATGGAGGGGCATATGCGTGGATCAAATCCTCGATCGTAGAGGATATTGTGGTGGCCGCAGGGTTAGCTAACTGGAGATTTCATGCAGAAGACCTGAAGCATGCTGACTACGAGATTGAGGATACAGTGTATATTGATGTCAATAAGGGCGAGAACACCTTCATGAAATTTAACCGTGAGACGGGAGAACTGGAGGCTGTTAATCAGCAGGACATCATGAAGGTAGGTGGCTGGGAGAATCCTTTTGTAGCCAGCGTAACGTTTCCAATCGGCACCAGGGCCACAGACGCCATACAGTCTCTGATCCAGGACATTCCTTACCACACTCGTTGTGACCGATATGGCACATTTTTGATGCATCGCATGGACTTTCTGGACTACCCGGACTGGCAAGTTCAGGATGGTGCCCGTTGGGAGTTTATTGACGGGGAGAACCTGATCTCCCTGGCATCCTCGACTGACTATTCTGGTGTCAGGAACCACTTGATGATCTCAGGTTCTGCTGGTAACGTGGAGCATTTCTTCGATAAAAGTCTGATTGTGGCCACCAAAGGCAACATCCGTACAGCAGGCATACAGGCGGACTATATTGATGAACAAGATGGGGCTGCGATGAGAGGAGCGAAGGAGCTGGTAGCCAGCAAGGTATTCTTTGATATCAAAAGGCAGGCCAGAACCAAAAACGTCGTCGTAAAAGGGAATCCATTAATCGAGCTGCTAGATGCCGTATATGTGTACGACGCGAATACCTATACCGCCAATTACTTCATTGTGAAAGGGAACCGAATGGTAGGCAATGGACAAGGGATCCAGAATTATCTGGAGCTCACCTGGCAGACGCTCACGAAATCCTAATCCGATAGGGACAGCAAGGGATGATTACGTCGATGACGATAATTGTCCCTTTCTTTTACTTATAATGCTATTGGAGCGAGGTGGTTTAAATGGCTGATGATCGCAACTATATTAACTCTAATGAAGTATTCCCCATCATTGATATGATTCGGCGAGAGATGGGCAGGCAGGGACTATACGCCGGTAACGGTACAGATGGGAGTCTGATCACCCAACTGCTGCCTGAGCCGAACGTAATTAATATCGAGTGTCTGAGAGAGCTGCCGAGCCACCCTACACTGGTTACTACTGTGATCTACACCTACGACAATGGGAGCATGGAGCAGTTAACCCTTCAAAGAGATGACAGCTTGCTGGTTACCGGATTTCTGATTGAAATTTCGAGCCGATCACTCGTAAACGAGCAGTTGGAGGAGGAGACCGATATGGCAGGTTTCTCCACCATCCAAGGTACGCTCATTAGAGAAAACGGATTATTTAAGAACTTGCTACTAGAGTACACAAAGGCGGTGTAATCGATTGTCTAGCGGAGCTAATTTCGCAAGTTATATGGTTGGCGGCAGATTCGACCCTCCTTTTATGCCTACCAAAACGAAGCCTTTTATCGTGGGTAGTATGGTTGAATCAGAGAGGATAGGCAAGGTTGAGAGCAAGGTTGTAGTTGAGGAGCCCTGTGAGCTGTTGTCTGTTGCTGTCGGCGTGTCTAACTATGAGCCGAAAGATTACTGGAACTTGTATGTAGGGAATGAGCTGGTATGCAAAAACATTTATACGAAAGATGTCCCGGAGGGCATGTATCTGACTGCTATCATTCCATGTGAGATCGGAACACTGTTTCACCTTGAGTTTTTTAATGAGGGAGGGAAACAGAAATACGTATGGGTCAATTATCAGATGCTGAAATAGAAGGAAGGTGAGGACATGGGGGACACAGCATACCAGCCGACACCTTGGATTGATACATTAGTCAACGAGAAAAGTCTTATGGACAGTATTGCGGGCATCTGTATGAATAACGGGTGGACAAAGGTGAAAGAGTTTACCAAAATTGCCTATCGTAGCACACTTACGAAGCCTGTAATTAAGCGATTTTACTTGCCACTGGCAAACCCAATCGTAGAGATCACAAGGCCATTGAACAACGATTTCTATGTCTACCTTGATGGAGAGATTTGCCCGAGTTCCTACTACACCGTAACGGAGAATGGGGACAAGCTCAGTTTTCTATTTGAAGCAGGGGTCAGCGGTATGGCAGCTATTTATTATAGCGCAGTGGAGGGAACGGATACCTTTGATTTCTATGTTGCGAAGCACTACATCATAAAGAATGCTTCAGGGAATTTGTTCGGAATGGCACAGGTGGCGCACATCCATGAGCAGATTGGTAATACAGGCAATCATGTACCCTTTGCCATATATGATCCTGATGCCGATTATGGGACCCAGTTGAGGCCCCAGGATGAGGGGATATTCTCTTGGGCTGTTCAGAAGGCAGAAGAGGACAATCTGTACGAGCTACACACCCTTTATTTTTACCAGCTGGAGAAGTGGATCGGCAACGGAAAAATGATCACTGGATGGAATAGCGCAAGCGCTGAAGAGTTGAAGCGTCTGGTATTGGACGTGGAAATGCAGACATCCATGTGGGGACTGCAAAATGATACGAACTCCCTTCAGTTCCAGGTAACTGACAAGTTCCCTCAGATGTACCAATCGCCCATCGTAGTCTCACGTACGAGAGTACCTCAGCTTGAACGTTTCGAGAAGATGGGTGGTATCGACATTAAGTACACGAACTGGTGGGATGACAGCAAGGTCATGCTCAAGGGGTTCGTTGATGGCAAATCACTTATGTTCGTCATCCTTTCAGACACAGCTCCGGTGTGGGATAACAACGTCGTTCCTGCGATTCCCTTGTATATGGGTGACTTCGATACCGAAGAAACCTCAGAGGAGGTCGTACATAGGGAAATCATATTTGACTTTTCCGGTACGACTACAAAGTCATCTACGGTCATTTCTAACAGACCTATGGCCAATGCACAATCATATGTTGATGTATGGCTGATGGGAGATGTGAACGGTGATTTTGATAATGAGTGGGTGAAGCTCACCATCGCAGGACAGGAGATCAAGACATTTAATGTCAGTGGAGATCACAGGCCAACGGATGATCGAAACGATGCTGAATATATGGGCAGGTTCGATATCACTGAGATTCAGGGTAAGAACTCCATCATCATTGAAGCATCCAGTGGAGAGGGTGTAAGCGGCTATACTCCAGTCGGTGCAAGGATGTGGCTAGAGCTTGTCATCCAGACGGACAAGGGTGCAGATGGAGCCCCAGCCGCGTTATTTGCAGGAACAGCACTGAGTAAGGAAGGGGCGGATGTAGAAGCCGCGATGAATGCTTCCGGAAAGTTTGATTTCGATGATGCTGCAGTGAAGCAAGAGGTGCTTCTTCCCATCATGAAGGAGTACACTCATTATCCAAGCAATGGTGTAGATTCCGTCATGGTGAAGCAAACGAAGCACGGCGCAAGATATCAAGCTCACTACATTGCGTGGGCTGTACCAGCCAACTCGATGCCTCCTTTAAGGCAGGATCAGAAGGACAGGAATTATCCACGGGCATGGAACAACTACATGAACGACCAGTATAAATTTCAGTTCAATCCTTCCCGTTACAGTGGCAAGGCTCATTCTTCAAGGGCTACGGTAGTACATCCCGAAGATGGTAAGTTCGGTACACTACGGAACGTTATTTTAGTCTCCCCCTTAACTATAATGAATGGTGATGAGCTGCAGGCGACAAGAAATAACTGTGCTCCTGACGAGGAAGATCGTTATGAAATCTACTCTTACTACTTGGTAGAAGGGATATCGCCACTTACGAAAAGACCTGCAACGGCGTATAGACCTGCGGGGCTAGGGATTCTGAAGGAAGGATATGTACTCCCTGAGATACCGCTTCCAGAGCCTGAACCGCCAGAGTTGAACGTATCGATCGCCCCGGCTTTCTCTGTGATCGAAGAAGGTCAGAGCATCAAGTTTACAACAGCTTACAGTAAGCATTCTCCACTGACGAACTTCAGATGGAACGCGGCGAGCAGCTTGACGAAGGGAAGTTACTCGGCAGAGAGTGCAATCTATACATTTAACACAGCTGGGACTTACACGGTGAGCTTTACAGTATGGAATGAACTGGGTCAGTCAGGGACGGCCTCGGCAACGATCACTGTGAACGCCAAGCCAGTTCCACCGCCGCCCCCACCGCCGCCGCCTCCACCTAACACATTGCAGTGCGGTGTATCGAATAATACAGGTGGGGGGGCTCACTATGAGAAACACCATGAGATGGGCGCTAGTGCAGGCATGGTCAAGATTACTTATAACATGTTCACTGCAGCCGATAAGATGGAGGTTTTCTACATGGGTCAACTGCTAGCGACTACACACATGGAGGTATCGGGAAAAGGTGAACTGAAGTTCTCGTATAATCCAGTTGCTGGTGTGACGCAGATTAAGGTTGTCTTGACCTCAAACGATCAAAGATCGGCTTGGGAGTATTTGGTGGATTGCCCCGTGTAACTGGGGGCTTCTCATATAAATGCAATTACGCAAAGGGGTGCTATAAAATGCCATTCATTGATACAACTCCTGCCAATTTTACACCAAAGATCAGGGAGAATGAACTACAGCCGTTGTTGGGTACGTTGCTCGAAACGGCAGGATGGGAACGTGCGGCAGATTTCAAGAAGGTCGTATTCAACGCCGATACGCTCAGACCAAACTACCCTAACAATGCAGTTGCTGCGTTCCCTATTTGTGTAGCGGAGCACTTCATTTACAAGAATAAAGAAGGCCGCATGTTTGGTCTAGCTCTGGTAGGTCAGTGGAATACAACTAACGGTGAGATTGACGCGCTGGGCAAATCACCGGTAAAAGGTAAGACGCCTCTACCGATCTTCGCAGAGTGGGCCACTCAGGAATTTCGTAAGTACCGTTCTCCGCAGACTCTGTATTTTTACATGGTGGAGAATTTGAATGGTCTGACACGTGCAGGAGATGACATTTGTCTACCTTGGACTGACAGCTCTGAAGCGGGGCTGAAGAGAGCAGCCTTGGATATCGAAGTGGAAGGGACGGCATGGGTAACCTCGGGAAGCTCTTCCAATGGTGTATTCACCATTACGAAGGCTGATGGTGATCGTATGCAGTCTCCGATCATGCAAGCAGGTCTGCGGGCAAAGTTCATGGAATCTTACCGGGATGAAAAATACAACTCCTCCGTCATGTACACCAACTGGTGGAGTGACTCTGAAATTTCAATAAAAGGGACTCTGACAGATACTAGCTTGTGCTTCATCCTTCAGGCTGATAACGTACCTGCCCCAGAAGGGAACCTGGTTCCTACGATACCTCTGTATTTCGGTAAGCTGGATTCTGTGGAGGAAGGTGACGAGGCGTATGCCATGTTTGTAGGCAGCGTCCCGATGCTGGATACGGTAGATGGTGTAGCCAAGTATGACTTCGATAACACGGCGACACGTCAGCCTAACATTATGCCGTTACTGAAGACGTACCCGAAAAACCCTGCGAACGGTCTGGACAACGTGATGGTTCACCGAGCTAAGTTGGGAGCAAGATATCAGGCGCACTACCTGTCTTGGAACTCTCCACCTAACGCAATGCCACCTGCACGTACGACCAGTGACGGAAGGGATTACCCACGTGCTTGGAACAACGCAGAGAACCCTCTGTATAAGTACAATTTCAACCCTTCTCGTTATAGTGGCAAAGTACACACCTCGAAGGTTTACGTAGTACATCCGGAGGAAGGTGTGAGAGGCACTCTTAAAGATACAATCGCACTTTCAGCATTCTCGTTCAATGCGAACAAGCTGCGTGTGAAGAGAGCGAATTGTCCTGATGAATTTGACATTTATCGTTACTTTATGATTGAGGGGATCTCTCCATTCACCAAGAGACCGGGAACGCAGTTCCGTCCAGCGGGGATCGGTCTGTATCTCAACACAGTAGACGATGAGGATAAGGAAATTACTACTACCACCCCGTAAAGGGTGTAGGGAGATTAATAGAAGAGGTGATTAGTCGTGGCATGGTTTGATGGAGATTCTACGATTCAGTTGTTTCCTGACGAGCTTGAAAATAAATTCAACACCTACGGTTGGAACACATATATTAAATACCGTGCGGTTACAGGAGATCCAAGGAAGACTACCACTAAATTTGCCGATGTACGTCTGTTCCGTTCCATTGGCAGTGATGGTCAAATGCGTAACTTTGGCATGGTGTTTGGTTGGGGCAACAAAAAGAAACAGCCTGGCGAGTTAGATTTCATATCTCAGAATTCTGTGCTCGGTGAAGCTGCGGCGGTGGCAGGAACAAAGAATAAGTTCCAGGTTCTTGTCCATCCGATTGATTCAGGTTCTGAGCTGATATACAAAAATGGTGTGTCTGTTGGTGAGAGTGAGTACACCATGGATTATTTCACTGGACAGTTCACCATGAATGAAGAGCCTGACCCGACAGACAAATTCACGGTCTCGTATGCACCTGCGGTAAATGCTCCTGAAATGCCGAAGCGGTTGTTCTTCTTCACCTTTGATGATGTCCGTTCTGAGAAGATTGTAGAAGGTATAAATGGTGGTGTAAAGGTGGGCGATCCTGAATCGATTCTGCCAGATGGCGACGGCACTAGACGGGTCTTCAGAATTCCAACTGTGGCTACCATTAATGAGGGATCTGTTCGCCTGTTTGTCAACTTAGCTGAGGCATCTCCTGATGATTTCACGGTTGACTACACAAATAACACCATCACGATCAAGGATACCATCCCAGCCCCGTTTGCTGGTGCAGAGCTTAACTGCTCCTACGTTCGTGTTCTGGCAGGAACGGGGACAAGCACAATCAACTATGGTGATATCATGACCCGTGATTTTACACCAGATGATGCCAAGAGGATGATGGATGCTGTCTACTCCTGCATGTATTACATCTACCCTTCGTTACCGACAGCCTTATCCTTTACTCCATTGGACAACTTCGATCGTGGCTGGCAGAGGGACAGCACGATGTATTTTTGGGGCAACTTTACAAAAGACCGCATCGTCATGTTCTTGCGTCCCGACCCGACATCAGGACCAGAGAACACTTACTATGCACCACTGTACATTGGTCGCATGACGACGATCGGCAAGTCTCCCCGAAAGAATCATGTGCTTCTATCGGGCTGCCGTGAGAAGGATGAGGTCGTGTGGAAGAAGGATATGAAGCTTGGAGCGACCTTCGTGGACTATGGAAACAACACGTCCAATGGGAATAGCTCTGTACAGCTTCAGCAGTCGATCGGCGGCACGTATTACCAGAAACACTATCTGGCATTCATCACGCATGATAAGGAAATCGACGCGGGTGAATCCCGATTTAATCCATCTGTATACAGTGGTAAATATCATATTTCTCCGATGTATGTCGTTCACCCGAATGATGGATTTGTTGGCAAGCTGGATGAGGTATACGCTGTACATCCTAAGAATATCTCGCAGTTGGATGAGTTGGAGGTTATCGAGACGTCTACTGATGAGGACCTGGGCAAAGGCGACGGCACTAACCGGATATTCCACCTTTCCCATCAACCTTCCATGAAGGATGATGGGACGCCGTTCCGCCTAGTGGTCAAGGTGGATTGTGAATCCCAGATTTACAATACAGACTACACAATCGACTATACGACCAAGATGATTACGTTCGCGGCGGGCAAAGAACCTGCGGTTGGCGCTGAGGTTCTTGCAACTTACGAGTACAAGCAAATCTATCGCTATACTCTTGCTGATACGCCTGTCTCCCCTCTGACATTGGCTACGATCAGCCCGTTCGCTCCAATCGGTCTCGGAATCCTTAAAAAGACCCTTGTGAAGAACAGTTAGTATAAATGAGGGAGGTCGGCGGTGAATATGCTGAATGGTAATAAATCTTACCTTATCAGTTTCACCGCCCTTTTTAATAAAAAGGGCTATGAACTGGCTATTGGTATAGACACGATATTTGATGACGTGCGCACTACCCAATACCATCTTACAGCCCCTGCAATAAGTACCTACCGGACACTGAAAATGGACGTGATGAAAACCGCCACGAAATCCCCATACTCTGCTTCCAGCCTTTTTGGGAATAGGCTGCGGGAAGCCGCTAACGTTACTGAGTTTGAAGCTGTGGAGATTCAAACGGTTTATGCCAATGTCGTTTCCTACCTTTCAGATATTCAAAGGTACTTCAGCGGGGAGAGCAGGGTGGATAGTATAAGGCTCAAAACAGCCGAAGGGAAGCGCACAGCGGTTGAAACAGAGCGTAGCGGACAGAGTGAAGGTGAAGTTTTTCATAACGTCCGGTTAGATTTCACAGTTCAAGCAGAGAATTTATTGGAAGCGTACCGCGAATCGACGGAGTCAGCAGAAAACATAGTCAGAGCAGCAGCTGAAGAGCTCATTTTCTCTGAGAATACAAAAACAATCCAGCTTCACAGTCTCTCGAATTCTGACAACATATCTAACATAAGTGGTACCGCCGTCCAAGAGCACACATATGGAGACATTAGTCTAATCTATAATATGCTCTCACTGAAGTTCGCGGAAGCAGAGAACATTAGGCCGGCGCTCAATATCAGCTTGGACATGCTCTCAGACAGCTTCGATATGGCTCCAATTACAGAAGTATTGATGCAGACGGTGGCGGATAACGTTGTGACAACAGATATTGAACAATTTACTGGTACACACCTGACCACGGACATTAAGGATGCGAGTTTCATTCTCTTTACGTCTTCGGTGCGTGATGACGAGCTCGACTCAGCACCTATTGAGTGTGCAGTTGAGGGAGAACTGTCCAAGCTAGCAGAGATCGAAGAGTTTACTAGTGTAGGCAGGACCAAAGATTGGGAACATACCGACGTCGAGTATTTTGTTGCGGCATCTGATGGTAGGGACGAACATGCCACCGAGATTCATAACGCGGTAGGGTCTCGTGGACTGTCTGATATGTTCGATGGTCTGATTGAAGAAGCTGCAGGAGTCAGCTCCGTATACGGTAATGAACTGGAGATCCTGGAATTCCTTGACGGTCAGACACAAGATAGTGGGGAAGTTGTAGTAGAGCACATGACAGGCGCGGCAAACCAGTTAGCAAATGAACTGATGGGCCCAATTGAGCTTGTACAGGCGGAGCATGATACCCAGCAGATCGAGTCTGCAATTGATGGAGCCCTAACAGCTGAAATGATTAAGGGTATGGTCACAAAATCTCCCGAAGTCAGCAGAATGGCAAGGTTGATGGAGATTACGTACGGACACAGAGCCATGGAACTGGTCTATGCAGGTATGGATGGGATCATTCAGGACACGTTGAGCCAAGAAGCTACGTTAGCTGACTCAGGATCCATCACGGATGCCATAATCGCCAGGATGACCAAAGCCCTAAACGCACGAACGCTTGAAGTGGAAATGGCTGATGGAATGTCTAAGGGTACTTTAGAGTACTTTGATGACGCAGTGGAGGTCAAACCTGAGTACGGTAACGTCGAGAGCTATGGTGAAGCAGACAACAGTATCCGACCTGAGCACGGGTCTGTTGACTTTACTGTCAATGCAGTAGAAAGCGAGCATGAGCACGGGATGTTAGATAACCTCGGCGAAGGGATTCTAAGTGAACCAGCACACGGTAAGATGGACAGCTCTGCAGAAGGGGCGAATAGCTTAACAGAGCATGGACGAGTAGACACCTACATGGAAGGTGTTGACTCCAAGCCAGTGCACGGTAATGCCTTAACATTCGGTGAAGGTATGTACCACTTCATGGAAGCGGGAGAGCGCAATATCGGATACGATGGCGTCATACATGATATCGGAAAGGCTATTGTCGAGGCGAACAAAAAGCTTGTCACGGTGGAAGTACCTGAGCAGGGGGAGATCATTAGCATGGATAAGGGAGTTCTTGAACAGCCTGAACACGGTACAAGAGACCGTCTTGTGGATGTGGAGCTTACTTCAACCGAGCATGGAGAGCCAACTATTGTGCCTGAAAGCTACTTTACTAATGTTACAGAAACGAGCATTCGCGATATTCGTTATGAAGGCATGGATCAGCCAATTGAAACAGCATCTCGAAAGATGGAACTTGAAGCAGTCAATTCCAATCCTGAATACGCCGATTGGATCGATCAGGACATTGGTTTTGAACACTCGACAGAGTATGCAGATCGGTTCGGAGGAACATACGAAGGTATGTACGAGACGCCTACGCTGGCCAGCAGCGAGGGTTTCACCAACGATGCTGTTGCGCATGAGGCTGAGGGCGGTGCAGGGAATGAGGGTACGATAACTACCATAGTCGCAAGTAATGAGTGGGCTGATAATCACAGCTCTGGTGAAGGTATTCTTGATAACGAGGCGGGACTTGGCTCGGCAGATCTGGTACTTGATGCTATACAGAGCACGACCGAGGGAGGCACAGGCGAGCTAATCCTTGACGCTGTTAATAACAACGGTGAGACAGCTCGTGTTGGAGACTTCCATATGATCTCCGATAATCAAGAGATGATACTAGCGGAATTGAACGGAGGAACCGTTGAGTCTGAGGTTGGAGAGGACACGGAAGCCGATTCTGTACTTATAACTAGAGGCACTGACATAGGTGAAATCACGGATAGCATCCGTAAAAAGAAAGTAATCCCAACTGATGTTATGCACAGCGTAGACTCTCAACGGAAGAAGAAAGTGAACGAGATGGTCATTACAGAAACTTTTGACTCGACAAGGAAAAAGAAGATCATCGACACCAGGGTTGAGAACGGGGAGCGGAGCAACCGGATCAAGGAGGTTGTCAGCGTGAATATAGAAGAGTCTGATCATGCAACCAGACCTAAAAGAGTTATTGAGACGGCAATCGAAAAACCTTCCGAAGCTACACACAAAACTCCGCCAAAACCTAAGAAGGGTCGTATATGGCTCATCTTGGGCAAGGTTGCTTCCTGGAGTATCTGGAACTGGAAGAAGACGAGGTAGGTGAGACGATGGGAATTTATAAAAAGTGGAGCGGTTTAATCTTCGACGATAAGTTTGATGGTGCAAGCATTGACTCCCGTTACGACTTATCACCTGCGGATGCGTTCACTTTAGATACAGGACTTAACCGATTAATGATGTCACATACAGAACTGGAGTCTATGGTTCTGTTCGATGTTCCAGAGGATGAGCCTACACTGATGTTCGAGGTCACTGCCGATTATATTCCGACTGTGCTGGGGGACGAGGGGGGCATCGTAATCTGGCAGGACGGGTACCACCGACTTGAGTTCCTGGAAAGTAGAGACACGACTACAAGGGAATATAGCAGATGGCGGGCGCACAAGCATAATAATACCTGGACATTCTATGCTAATCGTGGCGAAGGATGGGAGCTATTCGATTCTGCCAATATTGCAGCCCACAAGATGGGCGTAGTGCTTAAGAACCCCGATAGTCAGGGATTCGTTACCTTGAATCTTGACCGGTACGTAGTGTGCAAGAGTAGTAAAGTCACCATTGGGAACCTGCCTGAAGGGTACTCCGTTTACCTGTGCGATTCTGATGGTAATTCGGTTGCTTCGGCCACGGTTCAGCCTTTATGGACCGGGGTTGAGTTAGAGCTTCCAGTTCTTCCCTATACCGGCATTCTCCGTGTCTACGATGAGCGTGGAGTGCTGTTGTCAAGCTTAGGTGCATTCGATATCTACGGTGGGGACACATACCTTTATGGCACAGACTTACGGGTTCTATGGAAGGGTGTGGAATTGAATCTTACAAAAGAGACCTACCTGGGGACGATGTATGATGATTTGATACAGGTACAGATGGAGCTGCATAACCCGAGCAATCATAAGACCGCGAATAATGTGACTATGGGCATCCTCAAGTACCTTGAAGAATTCGGCTACGAGTGGGCAGATATTTGTCACGACGATGGTATGGATAGCCCTGTAGGCGATTATGCAAAGACTGCCCTGGACATGGGTTCACTTGAACCTCTAGGTAGTAAGAAGTTTTGGATGAAAGTAGAAAGAAGCTCGGAGCACTTCGGAATCAAGCCGATTCACTTTATCCTTGATATTACTCATACGTAAGGGGGTGTTAGACTATGGCAGGTACTAAAATGACGCTCCGCAGGTACGGTAATGAAATAACCTACTGGAACGAGCAAGAGATTATCGTTGACCCAGCATTCCTTGATACGAATAATGGCTTGTACATCACTCTGACACACCCTTACGTGGTGGGGAGCAAGATGCTGGATGTGTACTTTAACGGTCAGCTTTTATCTGAAGGTGGCGGCTATGAAGAGATTGACGAGACTCATATTCGCCTTGATCTTGGCGTGTATCCTCCTGAGCATCCGTTCATGGGGCAAGCAGTCCTTCTTATGGCTGGAGACGAGATTTACATTCGGACTTGGAAGGCGGAATACCGTCAAGGAAATGGTAGCGGTATTGATGATCTTCGATTCAAGAGACTTGAGGAAGAGGTCATCAATGCTCGCAAGTACAAAGATGGTGACATTCCATTCTACCGTCTCGACGACAGACTTGATTACATTCAGCAGCGGGCAGAATCGAAGACAATGGTCTTCGTCCTGAACCGTGTGTTCAGTGGGGTAGCCAAGCTGGAGATTCGCTTTCCGTATGAGGGACAGATTACTGAGGTGTACGGATCAGCGATGAAGCCCGGAACAACGAGAACGGTGTTTAAAATCGAGAAGTGCTCTCAAGAAAACTACGACACTACACCCGTATGGACGGATATCTTGGGTAAAGATCTAACTCTTGACCCCGACGAGAAATCCTCGAATACTGCTGCTAGCCCATATGCAATTGCCATCCCGAAGATTGAGAAGAATGACCATTTCAGGATTAACGTTGCAGAGCTTGGTGAGGGAATAGAGGGAGTCACAATTGAACTTGTGGTTATTATCTAATTCTACATTGGGCGGCTAAAAAGCCGTCCAATGAACTTATATTGTATATGCAGTAACCATTTCAAATAGAGGTGAAAATATATGGCAGGAACTAGAGGCATTGCAAGATTCCGTGGTGAACAGCTTAACAATAAGCTGATGCGCGATAACCACTTTGATGTCAACAACAAGATTAACGAGAATAAGGTCGATATTCTGTGGCGTAGCCACCGCGAGATTCTGGAAGATACGAAAATCGACGTGTTCGTTCAAAAGAACGATGTAAATGTAAGTGCAGGTACAAAATCTATTGAAATTACCCCGGATATCCTGAACCCTGTGGTAGCCACGGATGTTAACACCGAGGGTACGGTTGTCAATACTGTCATTGATCTTCGCAAGAACGGTACAGAAGACTTCCCGTTCATTGATGAAGATGGCGATAGAGTATATGGTAAGGTACGCGAGGATGCAGGCAAGTTTTATCTGGATTTCTACAGTGAGGTTGCAGGTGCGGAAGCTCCTTATACCTTCCCCGAAGTAGCTATTCTCGACTACAAATATATCACTCGTACGAATCTGTCTGTCATCCCTGTAGACGCAATCGTGTCTGGCGGGGGAGGTCTTGTAGCCGATGCGGTTGACGCTAAAGCTTACATGAATCTTATCCAGCTGATGAAGGACCTTTACGGAGCAGCAGGTCATCTTGACAATGATGGTAATGCCAATCTTACCAAGCCAGTAACTCAGATGATTGTTGATGAAGGCACTGCAAGAGCAGAAGGTGATAACGAAATCCGTAATGACCTGGCTTCGACTGCATCGGCTAAAGGGGCAAGTCTCATCGGGGTAGTCGCTGATCCGAACTACACTGGTGTTACTGTTCAGGATATATTGGCAAATCTGGCACAGCGTCTCGTTGATGCTGAAGATTTGACTTCGGGTATATCTGATCGTGATGCTGACTCCGCTAACGGATATTTCAAGGCCGGCGATTTTGGAACGGCAGAAGGACGTATCGTTGATCTTGAGACTGCGGCTGACAACGCGTTTAAGAACCATGAAGAGCGTGTTCATAAGCTGGAGACGGAGGACGAGGAGGAGGTCTTCGAAGCCGTAGGCGGAGAGGCAGAGTATACCCTTGTGAAAGGGGTAGCCAAGCCCAAGACGGTAGCCCTGTTCATCAATGGTCAAGCTCAAGCTCCTGGAATCAACTATGCGTTCAAAATGGATGCTAACGGTAACATTACAGGCTTCGATTTTGCTCCAGATAGTCTAAAAGTCACTGAAGGTATCCCTGACGTTGTGTACGTGAAATACAAGAAGGTTCTGTAAGAACCTGTCTGAGACCCCTTGATTCAAAGGGGTCTTTTTTAATTCGTACAATCCATGTGTTAAGTTTGCTATCGAGATTCTTATATTGTATTTACCAATGACCGAAGGTCATGGACAAATTTAAGAGGGGGCTATAAAATGCCAGCACCAGCAGTCTCTTGGTATAAATCAGACAACGTAACGTCACTGCCTAGATGGGATATCGGTACGATTGACGCAGGTTCTACTTCTCCGGCATTGGGAGTTCTCATTTGGAACAACCGTGGAGGTACCGCAGACCTGTCTACTATGACCAACTGTACGATCACTACTAAAGATAGTGCGGGCGGGGACACAGGAGAGCTTGTTCTTAACGTCTGGATTGAGGTGCGTGTCGATAGTATGGCTGAGTCAGGGTTTACTAAGGTCGGCGGTACGAAGACAAAAATCATTCAGGCGGGCGGCAACACAACCAATACTTCAGGTACGTACTCTCCGAACAACAAAGAAATTCTTGGAGCAATGAATGATGGTTCTAAAACCAATTCGAAAGGAAACTTTGCAGAAGTGACCCTTCAAGCCAATGTACCTCCGACAGCAACAGCAGGTAACGTTAACTTCCTTACACGGGTAGCCTACCAATACGTGTAATCCATCAATCCAATACAATGGAGGGACTAACCAATGTTTAGCCAATGTAACGGATACTCACCAGTATCCCAACAAGACTTCATTTGGTTAGGTGAGTACATAGACGGTACTCACCTAGCCGAATTTGATTTCCTGACACACCAAGAGAACAGCTTCTATTCTATTAATCGCGAGAATCTATTGCGGTTCGGGCTTGTAGGTAGGGGGCAGAAGTTCTTTACTGAAGCGGATGGGACATTCAAATTGGCAGGCAAGATGGTAGATTTGGTGTACTCTACACCAGAAACAGAATTTCGACTAACAGGAAATATTCGTTATTGTTATAGCGATGTTATTACTTATAAGGACGCACAAGCAAGTGGTCTGGCAAACTTTAGTTCGGTGGCGATAGGAGCTGGCGGTAACTTCAGCAGCTCCATCACCCAGTTTAACTTTGGATATAAGGCCATGTTCGAGATTGACGGTGTGATGTTCCATTTAAGAGCCATCTGCATGATTCCTACCCATTCCTATGACCAAATACTCAAGGTTCGCTTAGTAGCAGACAAGGAATTGTGGGGTCATTTGAAGTTCGTAGTGAATGGCTTGAATGTATACGAGTACGATGCACCGCTCAAGCCGAACGTTGGAGGTGAATTAAATTGGCTGATTCAGTAATCCGTAACTATACAATTGAAGTGGACAAGCGAAAGAATAAGTCAACCTTCAAGCTTTACTCATATCCAGTGGAAGTCCTCACTCCTGCCGGATGGGCTAACATTTATGATGAGTATGCAGATCTCGTGGAGAAGTCGGCAACGCAAGAACTTACTGAAGTTGAAGCGCGTTCACTTCGTGAATACCAAGACCTCACCGTGGCATTTGAGGAAAACAAGCTTGCTGAGACAATCATCTTCGACACAGCAGACCCGAACGGTATTGAAATCCTTGGCCGAGATCGAGTGCAGCACGTCCTTGAAGCTGAGACTAAGGCAGAGATTCCGTTCTTGCGTGAGTTTGCTTATGTTCACGGAGCGTCCAATATCAGCGGTACCATTGTTCTGCCTTATGATGACTATTCTGATGTGTACGTGGTCAGTGACGCAGACGAAGACGGCGTAGCTGAGTTGACGTTTGTTAAGGACAAGGAAGAAACTGGCGGGGAGCGTCCTTACTATGAGAAGAAGGGTGGTAAGACGTATATCTACGTTAACCACTTCTCTGGAGGCGGTGGTACGCAAGCATCCCCGTACATCGTTTCCAACGAGCAAGAGCTTAACAAGGTTCGTAACAATCTTGGAGCATGGTATAAACAAGACCGCGATATTGTCATGGGTAGCTTCCAGACAGGTGCAGGTTTTGTTCCAATTGGTACCACTTCAGCAGGTTGGATGGGGGAGTACGATGGTAACGGCTACTCTATTAAGAGCCTGTTCATCAACTCTACTGTGCAGTACACAGGACTGTTTGGGTATGTATACGGTGGAACAGTGAGAAACCTTCGTTTGGTTGACCCCAATATTACATGTTCAAGCAGTCGTGTTGGCTCGTTCATGGGCGGCGGGTATAATCCTGTGATTCAGAACTGTAACGTTATTGGTGGGTCAGTGACGGGCGTAGGCACAGTTGGTGGTATTGTTGGTTATGCTCTGGCAGATAATAGGTATAGTGGTAACGGCGTTGTAATCAACTTCTGCTATAGCTACAAATGTAACGTCAGAACGAGCGGAAACGTTGCTGGCGGAATTATCGGACAATTTCAATACGGCTACGCCGGAAGCAGTTACCTTGCTAATTGCTTCTCTACTGGTGTAGTTGAGGATATTACGCTTGCTATGGATAAAGCCAATATTGGTGGTCTCGCAGGCCTTGCTGATTCTAATCAGTACATTTCCTATTATGATAATTATTGGGATATGGAGAAGTCCAAGTGCGGTAACAGCGCAGTCGGTATCGGCCTTTCGACAGCAGATGCCAAAAAAGCATCTTCATATGTGAACTGGAACTTCGATATTTACTGGTACATCGACGAAGAATACAACGAAGGATATCCTGAGCATAGACAGTTTGTATACTTCAAGCACGGAAAAGGTACACAGGCAGAGCCTTTCGTTATCACGACCGAGTTTGAGCTGAATCAAATTCGATGGTGGAGAAAAGGGTTCTACTTCAGGTTCGAGGACGATCTTAAGATGATTGACCATCAGACGGGTAAAGGGTTTTACCCCATCGGGTTCGCTCTTGTAGGCAAGGATAACAACTGCCAGGCATTCATCGACGGCGGCAACAGGAGTATTGCTAATCTATTTATCTCCCGTCTAGGTGATAGTCATGTCAGCTTGTTTGGTGCCATTACAAGTGGTTGGGTTAAGAATCTGGATATTATAGATTGTAACATCTCAGGTGGACAGTTCACATCAGTCTTCGGCTCCGTTACAAACGCTACGATTAGCAATTGCCACTCTGATACATTTAATGCCAGCAAAGTGTCTGGAACTTATGTCGGAGGGCTCGTTGGAAATCTAACTACTGGCGCTGTGATTGAAGACTGCTCGGCCAATGTCGTCACATCAAGTTCCGACTGTGTCGGCGCGTTCGTCGGGAACATCTATAATAACGCGATTATCCGCAGATGCTATGCCTCAGGTAGGACAGAGAATACTGGAGGTTACTTGGGTGGATTTGTTGGGGTTGTTCAGGCAGGTTCGACATTTCTGATTGAAGACTGTTTTACAAACGCAGAATTGAACGGCACCATTATTGGATTGGTAGTAGGGTATTTCAATAGGAGCAATCAGGGCTCCATAATCAAGCGTTTTGTAGCTTATTGCAAGGCTTATGGGACAAGCAGTGTAAGCTCTTACTATGGCTATAACTACACCAATAGTGAACTTCCTGCCACTACTGAGTACTACTGGGATAAGACCATCAATGGGGGCAAGGTAGGTGCGAATACAGGTAGTATTGGCAAGAGCACAGTGGAGATGAAGCACCCTTCCACTTATAAGAACTGGGACATGGCAAACATCTGGCTGCTGGATGAGAAGTACAACACAGGGTATCCAACGCTTCGTGATCTGTTAATTCCTGATCCTCCGATTCTCGGATTCCGAAACGAATTCGGTAAATACTACACAGACCCTCAAGGAAATATTCTTCGCTACCTTGATTTTGGTACATTAGTGGCGAGTCAGACAGGTCTCCCGAAGGCAGTGTGGTTACAGAACAATGCAGAATTTAGCGTCAACAGCATGAAGGTCTTCATCGATCTAAATACCGTGGTGCAAGGAATGACAGTAGACTTGAGTCTTTCCGAGTCTCCTTTTGTCCCACTGGATGAGATTAATTTCGGCGGCACATTCTCCAAAGGAAGTTCCGCGAAGTTCTTCGTCCGGTTGAGTTCAGATATCTCCGTTAAAACGGGTGGCACATTCGACCTGAGAGCGAAAGCTAGTCCAGTATAACGGCGTTCCAATACAATGGAATAGGGCGTGGTTACAATGACTATGAAAGGCCTAGTCCTTTCCCTTCACGCTTCACTTGCCGATAAAGGTCTATCGTGTGGCACTAACAATGCCAGAACCTCTCAATGGTACGATTTGAGCGGTAAAGGTAATCACGGAGTACTTGACGGTTTTTCATTTCAGCCTGAGAGTGGTTGGGTGGGAAACAACACCCAAGCTGACCCTTACGCACTGTACTTTGACGGATATAGTACCTATGTAGATTGCGGTGGTGCTTCCTCATTGAAGCCCTCCGCAAGCGTTACATTTGAAGCGTGGTTCCTATATGTTGGTGGTAATGTATTACTCTCAACAGGTGGGCAGTTAGCAAATAATCAAGGTTTCGCTGCTGTGTTCAATGAGTTCGGGCAGCTGGAACTTCATATTAAGACAGAAACTAAATCAGCGTTAGTCAACCTTGGCACTCTGCCCCGTCTACAATGGTATCACATCGCAGGCTCTTATGATGATACAACGGGGTATTTAAATGCCTATTTGAATGGTGCTCCAATGGGGCGCACGAAGGCTGTTGATTCAGAAAATGTGTTTCCAAGCAGAAATCTAATAATTGGTAGGCATCATATCGATCCATCCGGTTGGTTTCGTGGCGCTATACCTGCAATCAGGGTCTATAACCGTGCCTTATCAATGGATGAGGTGGGGGAGAACTACCTTAATGGATATTTGATTACCGATGACAAGAATCAGACCGCAGCTAGGATTACAGTGCCTGAGCGGTCTTCCATCCCAAGCTGGCTGAACGTTGCAATTGGTGGTAAGGTCACTGGTCACTACAATATCACTACTACTCGCGAATCTGAACTTGCGTCTTACATTGAAGTAAGGCGGCACAGCAGCTTTGAGGGTAGCATCACAATTAATCCAAACACTTATGTTAGAAGTAACTACAGAATTATTGTGGTGGGTGGGGACTCTCTTTCGGGTGCTATCAATGTAACTCAGGTCAATGATGTTAATAGTAGTGTTACAGTCAATCCACATACGAGGCTGACGGGGAAATACGGTATTGAAAGACTCTTCCTTGCTGACTTACCTTCATCCCTGAAGGTAAACCAATCAGGGATCCTACCTGCGAGCATCGGTATCCATCCTTATACCAAAGCAGTCGCAAAGTATGGGGTGGAGGGGTTACTTGTCAACTACCTTGAATCATCCATTACTGTCAAGGGCTTGGGTAACCTTGTAGGTAACATCAAAGTCAACTCAGTAGGGATAGCTATAGGGCGGTACAAGGTACAGACCATAGTCGTAAAAGACTTGGAGTCTGGTGTTGACATTAAAGCTGTAAGGCAGCTCATCTGCAATATAAAGGTAAACACAAACACATACGTTCGTGGTAAGTATGGTGTACTTACTGGCGGCATAAAGGACCTCAGCTCGTCCTTGACAATTGCAAGCACTTCGAATGTACCGAGTAGAATTTCGGTAGCAACAGAAACGATGGTACGTGCCAGGTATGGAGTGACAGCAGGCGGCGAATATAATCTGCACTCGTCACTAACAATCACGTCAACGTTCGATGTGGAATCTAAGATTGGTGTAGCACCTTACGCAATGGCGGCTGCCAAGTATAACATCACTGGATTGTATACGGGAGAGCTTGAATCAGGCTTAACAGTAAGGGAGACGGCTGACCTCAAGTCGATCATTAGGATTACTCCTTACACGTGGATGAGGGCTAAGTATAACGTTATCGAACCTCCTACTTACACAACGATTCTATATCCTAATAAGGACGCATTCGTTCGTGAGTCATTACCAAGAATGAACTTTGGTATAGAGGAACAGATGGTCGCGGGCTACACTTTACGGGGAAGGGAGAGGTTTAGAGGTTACGTTGGTTTCGACCTGCTATCAGCTTCTATCCCTAACGAGAATGCGACCATAGCCAAAGCAGTTCTGAAAGTCTACTTGGACGGGCAGTATGATACGACCAAACAGGTTCAGGTCATCGAACCTACGGCGAACTGGACGGAGTACGGAGTTACATGGCAAAACCAACCCTTCCCATTCGGTTACGACCAGCCTACCTCAGCGTATGATGGTATCATTGTGACTGAGAACGTGAGGGCAGATTCAGGCTACATGGAGTTTGATGTAACAGAGACTATTGCCAAGTGGCACACCAGAGCAAAGCAGAACTACGGCTTCATCCTCAAGGCGCTAGCTGAAGGGGAAGACCAACTGTACTCGTTCCTCACGAAAGAGCAGAAGGCTTTCCGACCTATGCTTGAGATTACCTACTACGACACGCGAATCCTCAGCTTCGGCAGAGCTTCCATTGAATCTGAGATTACGGTGCAGCAAAACCGCAACTCTGATCTGATATCAAGTCTATTCATTCGCTCTTTCCAAGGAAAAGTAGACTTTAAGGGGAGCATCTTTGTAGATAACCCGCGTGACTTGTTTTCTTACATTACTGCGAACAGGTACGCAATGGTATCTAAGATTGTGGTAAGTCGTAAAAAGGACAACAGCATTGAGGGCAGCATCAGCGTCAGTCGCAGGGGCAAGCCTTTCGATTTGGATAGTTCAATCGTAGCCAACAAACCAGAAGTTCCGTTTAGCATCTGCGTCAATTACAGAAATGACTTACAGTCCTTTATCGTGGTAAGGCGGAATGGTTTTCCGATTCCTGAAATCTCTGGGACAATGACAGTAAACCGGCCTGATACGGTAGGAACAATCGGAATTAAGGTTGATGAGAAGTTCGACCTGGAATCTTTGTTTGTGGTGTCTACTCCTTTTATCCCTGGTCACTTGGAGATTATCGAGAAGGTTAATCTGTCCGGTAACATTAAGGTTAGAACTATAGACAGCAGCAACCTGCCGGCAGTGGGCTACGTTAAATACCATGATAGCCTTGAAGGAAGCATGACCATTCATAAGTCCTGGATGGAAGGCTACATGGATATTTTCTACGCCAAGCATTTAGGTTCTTCTATTAGTGTAAGGGGATGGGAGGGGGCGTTTCTTGAATCGTCCTTGGTGGTCCCACCAAGCACTGACATGGAAAGTAACTTGTACGTACCGCCTAAGAAGGACATTCCTTCTCATATTCAAATCTTGTCGGGCTATCTAGCAAGCAGCATCACTATTCCGAATAACAAGATTTACGATAAGGTTTCTCTGATTGCCATTAGAAATAAGGGCACGTCAGACCTTGAGTCTTCATATGGCGTTCGCTCCGGTTGGTTGGGTTCGAGTATCGGTGTTCGGGTGGAGAGATGGAAAGACCTCACCTTCTCCATCGAAGTGCGTTCCGCAGGTAAGGATGAACTCAAAGGGGACGTTACGGTTCATGGGTGGGGAGAAAACGATCTGCCAAGTAATATCAGGAACCGCAAAACGATAGAAGACGACCTGCTGGTTATGATTAAGGCAAGGGTCGCTGATTACTCATGGCTTGATGGCTCTATCTCGATCAGAATGTGGGGTGAGTACAATAAGCCTTCTTCAATCGGTGTAAGGGGTTGGGATAGGCATGACCAGCGATCACACCTTGCAGTTCGTTGGAATGACTACTCCGAAATCAATGGTTCGATTATAGTCAACCAAGTGAGCGACCTACCAAGCACCCTCTCCGTGCGTGTCAGGATTGACAACGACGGTCTCGAAGGTTCGCTTGATGTTTGGTATAAGTCCGTGCTAGACGGCTCCATCAGTGTTTGGGAGAAGTCTTTACTGGAAAGTCTCATCAGCGTGTGGAGAAAGTCTACCGTCGATTCTAGCATCTCCGTAAGGCGCGCGGACATAAATGAAATCCCATCAAGCATTAACGTATGGGAAAAATCAGTATTAGTATGCCAAATTGCACTGCGTCACAAGTCGCAAATTCCTTGCTCAACTGATGTTAAGCAACACAGTAGCATTGAGTGTGGCATTGACGTTGTTGCGGAATATGGCTACTGCTTCATTATGTAATGGATTAAACCCCTACCATACTTGGTAGGGGTTATTTTTTAACTTTTGCAACTTATATTGATGAGGCAAGAGGGTGACGCTTCCTAGACAAGAGCTATGTTCAAGCTGTATGCAGCCTGTGTGCAGCAAAGCTCGCAAGAAAGGTAACCTATGATGTCTCCATAGATTTTCCATCTCACATCATCCTCTCCATTTAACATTATCCAACAACGTCACACGTGATGTGACTTGTTAACTGCATTATGACGTAGGAAAGGTCGGTGAAGCTATGGACGCAGGAGTAATCACTGCACTCGTGGGAGGGGTAGTATCCATCATTACGGGAGGCATTGGATATATCAGCGGCAAGAGCAAAGACAAGGTGGCAGACAGGGAACTGCTGTCCAAAGATGAACAAACCTTCCGCGCAGAGCTGCGCGAGGAATTGAAGATCAACAAAGAAGAGATTGCCAGACTCAGCCATGAGGTCATTATCTTACGGCAGGAAAATATGGAGCTAGTGGCAGAGAACAAGCTTTTAAATATCAAAGTGGAGCATCTGGTAGAGCAGCTTTCGAGATATTCAGTGGATGAGACTAGAAAGGATAGGGGGTGGGGGGATGAAGAATCCTCTTAACATGCTCTGGAGCGTGGAACACATCTTTAAGAAAAGGGGCTTAACGCATGTTCCAGATGAAATACATCATTGAGAAGGATTTTTTGACTTCCGGAACCAAAAGACGTCCAGGGATCAGGCTCAGCAAGGTACGTTTTATCGTAGCGCATGATACAGGAAATGATGGGAGCACTGCTTCAGGCAATGTGGGCTACTACGAGCGTTCAGCTCATGAGATCAGCGCATCTGCACATACCTTCATTGATGACAAGCGGATTATCGAGTGTATTCCCGCAACTTTACAGACACCGGAGAAAGCATGGCATGTCCGCTACAACGTGACAGGTGACAATATCAAATATGGTGTCGATGCGAACGACGCAGCAATTGGAGTGGAGCTGTGTTATTCCTACAAAAAAGGATCCATAAATAACAAAGAGTCATATAAACGCTATGTTTGGTATCTGGCGTATTTGTGTTACAAATATGGGCTAAATCCAATTAAGGATATTATTGGACATAACCAGCTTGATCCTTCTCGTAAGACAGATCCAAGGAATGCACTTCAGCACCTTGGTAAAACGTTGGAAAACCTGATTGCAGATGTTGCAGATGAGTACAAGTCTTGTTTAGGAACAGGAGTTCCTGAGTATAGCGTTGAGACACCTACGGAAACTACTCTTTCAAGTGGAAGTAAGGGGGAGGAGGTTATGAAGCTACAGGTCAAGTTAAACAAACTAGGCTATAAGCTTCTGGTTGATGGTGATTTTGGATTTCAGACCGAACAAGCCGTTCGAAGTTTCCAAATGGCTAGGGGGATCGCTGTAGACGGAATTGCAGGTAGGGCTACATTGTCCAGTATTGATGCCAAAGTAGCGACGCTAGCGAATGCTCTAATACAAGAACATAAAGAAATGGAGGAGGAAGAGTTGAAGCTATCTAAATGGCAAGCCGATACGTTGGTGTCAACACTTTCTGATTTGAAAAACACAGGCAAGTTCGAGAGCCAAGAGTGGATCGACAAAGCGAAGAGTGGAACGCTCACTGTGTCGGAATTAACATTCTTGAATACGATTATGATTCAGAAGGTAGGGAAGTAAAATGGAAGTAAGTACAGCAGAATCCATGATCTCGGCCATTGGACTATGGCTCTTGGTGGCAGGCCTGACAGAAGCGGTAACTGAGGTCCTCAAGAGTTTGTTTTCGGAAAGGCTACAGGGAAGGGCGACTTACGCTACTTCTATTCTTGCTGGTATTACACTAGCATTTGCCTTCGAATTGAATCCGTTCGGATTGACTGGACCAGCGGGTATTGTCTCAACAGTAGCTGCAGGTATTCTTTCTTCACGGGGTGCGAATTATCTGAATGGCCTGCTAAAGAAGCTGGGAATTGTTAAAAGCAAAAAAGCAGTATAGTTAATGAACAGTCCATCTAATTACAGAGGCTGATATTCCTGAAGGGCGATGTTTCTCTTCATGATCTCTTAAATCACTTAACTAAGGCCAGTCCAACCTTGTGAATTGGACTGGCCTTTTTATTTTCCAGAACTGCATTCGTTCAAAAATGTAATTTGTACCAATGCACAGATAACAGTAGTTTGTTGCGCTGCAGTAATATTTGGGTGTTTGACAATTTAGAAGTAAAAATGACAAAAAAACCTCGATAGAAAATTGCATCTTTTCTACAAGATGGAACGACTACCAATAGTATAAGGCTTAACGTTACATATTACCCATTTATTCGGAGGAATTTTCGATATGATACAACAAATTACTGTAGCAGATTTTGATGTAAGAATGATGACACCTATCTTTAAAACGCTACTTTATAAGGTAAACCGTGATGAGAGAGAAGATGTTAAAAGTATAGCTGTCTTGAAGGTACTGGAGGGAATCCAGAAGGGGGCTGTAAAAAAAGATCTCTTCTCTTATGCCTATTCCATTGTTAAATTCGTTGTGGTAGACCACATACGACGTAACAATCGTAAGATTAATAGAGCCTCTACACTTGTGAATTTCTGTGATGGAGCTGACGAAGAAGTAGGTGGTTCTGCAGATTATTTCTGTTATAAAGTGGAAGAGCCGGGGTATGAAGTATCCATTGTTCGTGCTGACTATGAAGCGAACATTCAAAAATTCTCTCCACAACAAAGAAAAATCGTAGAATACATGATCTACAAAGAGGAAGGAATGGACATACCTCCAGGCGGGGTAGCCATATCTCTTGGGTTAAATAAATGTCATGCATCGCGTGCAATGGCTAAAATGCAGAAGTTTTGTCATGCTTAAAATCACACTTAAATAAGTATATCACATTTGTTAAAAAAAGTATGTCATAATTTACGTCTTACTCATCATGAAAATATAAGCATGAAATATAAAGAGATTTCTTAACAACTTATCGCATTGTACCATGCTTTAGCAAAGTCCTCAATCCTTCTAGAGGACTACGACTATTGGTTCATTATTACCCAAGAACTATACTTTTGAAACCTACTTATTCTAACTTTTCATCATTGTGTAGATATTTCACAATTCCATAGTAATTAATGTTATAAGTCGTTAGCATTCATCACTTTGTACAGGCTGGCTAGGGGAGGAATTAGATGTTTGCAAGAAACGTGGTGGGTGGCCGATTTGATCCGCCATTTTACCCAACTAAGACAAGCCCCTGCTTTATAGGCAGGAAGATAACTATACCTGAAAAGGCAAACGTTGAGCGTAGGATTAAGGATACTTTTTATATGTCACATGATCTTGAGTTTTACGCTCTTTCTTTTAAATCAGACAGCTTGGACTTTCGTGATTATTGGCATCTGATGATCGACGGTGAAGTGATATGCAGTAAGCTGCACTGTATGAGCTATGAAGAGGGACTGTACTTGCAAGTAGCACACCCGGTGACCGCTGGTTCGGAGATTTACTTTGAATACAACACAGCGGATGGAAAAGCTAGAGAGGTCGAGCTATTGTTTCACTTTCTTACAGAGCCGAATATCACTCTCCAACTCACAGGAACAACTGATTTGGGACATTATCCAGATCCGCCAGCAGAACCTGTAGATAGTACCGTGCCCTATCCCACACCCGGGGATATTCAACTTCCAGTAGTGTGGAGTCCCTTTAATAAGGTGGCTGACGCCGAGGAATGGGCGAAAAATCTGGGGGTCAACTGTGATTTTGGTACAAATGTCAAAGCAGCCAATTATGTAACGGAGGCATTAGCACTGCTGCTCAATTCGTGCGGCGGGTTCGCTGGCATGATTAAGAAGCATCCACTAAACATCAACATTAAGAACGGTAACGGCGCCAATGGTTATTTTAACCCACCTACAGAAGAGGTTGTTGTAAGTAAAAGCTACAATTTTGAGCATGCAAGTGAGATTACGCAGATGGAATATGACTCCGGGCAGAAATCATCACCGAACAGACTGCGGACGATTATACACGAGATAGGCCATTGGTTGCATTACAACCATGTAGGGGCAAGTTTGTTTTATAAATACTCATCCCTTGATCCGGATGCTTATGGAGACCAGACAATTCTTAAACCTTCGGAGACAAATTATATTGCTAACAACCTAGGTCAGTATGCTACGAAATGGTTTCCAATTGAGCTGATACCTGAAGTTTTCACAGCAAAAATCACGGGTGTTCCAATTGATCCGAAGATCTGGGAATGGTATGAGCAGTATGGTGGTTACAAATGTGAAGGCTGGTAATTCATACGGATTTTTGTACAGACAGCATGTATACAGGAAATTGGAAATCTACAAATAGGCGGGATTAGATGGATATCACTTTGCCATGTACCTTTTGCAAGTATTTGAACAGAAGTGAGCTAGGAACTATGACATGTATAGCGTTCCCTAATGGCATTCCGAAGGACATTCAGGAGCTAAAGGTAATTCACAATTCCCCATACCCTGGCGATAACGGAATCAGGTACGAGAAACTAAGCGAGAAAAATGATTATTTCAAATATTTTAATGGGGAATTACGAAGTTAAGGCACGTGAAAAAGAAAGGGGGATTCTATGCTCGGTTACATGAATAAATGTCCAAATTGCGGCGAGGATTCAAGCTTTGTGCCCGAGTCTATGGAATGTGATAATGCATTGGTTGTATGGTGTCGGCACTGCGGAAATTTCATTAACCTGACTTTGACTATGGAGACGATTCGCCGCTGGTGGGTGCGGGTCGATGATGGAGAGGAGTCTATTGCACCTCCGATCTCAAGGGAGAGCATGGAAGAGCTCCTTGATCTGCAGGAGCGCCTTAATGAGATGAATAGTGGCATCCTGGAGAAGATCGAAATTCATATTAAGGATTTCGCTGATTACCGTTATACGGAGGATGATGAGGGCAATGGAGACAGCTAAATTCAGGGTGGACGGCAAATTTTACTTTGATAACGGAGAGTGCACTACCGTTTCCTGGTGGCTGCAAGACAAGGGAGAGCATGATCAGGTCGAGACCGTTACGAGAATTATGAATCGCGCCATTTCAAAGATGATTGAATCAGGTGTTCCATTCAAAGTGGTAGCTACATCAGGAAAAGGTGTTGTTATCGATTTGCGAAAAGTGTCCTTCTGTATCGTCGAGATCATTGACCTCAGGTCAGACTCGGCTTCTGAACGCATTAGCAATTGTTCGCCATGACTGGATCAACCCTTCGGGGTCTTTTTTTGATCAGCACCTTTTTGAGGAGATAAAGCGACTATAAAAGCAAGAATGAATAACAGTGAGGAAACATATCAGGCAGATGGCTGACGCTGAGCATGTAGCTGTTTCATAAGTATCAACATTACAGAAGCTATTGGGGGATTAATGGACAATGAGCTTTTCTGACTTTGCAGATGTTTCCTGCAGAACACAAATGGAAGGTGAACTAGATTTCCTAAGAGGTCAGGTTGAGGCACTGAAGGCCATGCTAGGGTATCTGACTGAAAAGTATGGAGATGGAAAAATTATTGTGCCTTCTGATTACGCTCTGCAAATAGCAGGGCATCATTTCGAGCTTAGCCCTATTGAGGCTGAGGGATACTGTTTGGAAGTATCAAGGGATTACACAAGTCTCACACAAATGGAGGAGTAAACACGTGCTTAATGGAAACTACGGTGCAGCTTTCGGAAATGAAGGTGAAGAATTTGGGGATGTTTTCTGTTTCTCGAATGCAGGTGGCAATGACATCTTGTCGGGAATAAACCAGGAGCTATCGGATCTCAATACTGCGCAGAAATTGCTTGAGCTTCTGGAGCTAGCTGAGCAAATTAGGCAACTAGGTGGAATTCAGCGCATTCTAGAAGAAAACGAAGCCCTTCGTAACGAGAATGATGTGTTACGGGCTCAATTGGATGGTGTCAGCGAGGGATATCACACTACCTCGGGTTACTGTCCGTATCCCCAGTTTCCACAAGACTTCTATCACTTCACAGGAGATGAGGCGGGGAGACTTTCCGACGGGGAGATTCAAGGGCTTATATATGAAGCACAAACGTTAGAGCTGGCAGCAGGCTTGGATACTTATGTGTCAGCTGGAAATGTGGTCGTATACGTAGGGAGACATAACGGTGAACGTGTGACGATGGTTGCTAAGGACTTCTATGAACTCATTGAAAATGAAGAGGATAAGTCTGTCACAAGAGACATCTATTCATATAAGTTTAATATTTAG